TCGGCGGCCACGATATCCCGGCCTCTGACGGTGTCAGCTCGGGCTACCTGTTCGACGACAGCACCCTGTACCTGATCGGTGTGGATGTGTTTACCAAGGGTTTTCAGAACGTCACGGTATCGTGGACTGCCGGTTACGTCGGTTCACAGACCGCATTCATTCCCGCTGGCAACACGCCGACGCTGTCGCCTAGTAACGGTGGTCTGCCAATCGCCTCGGCAGGGGTCGTAGCCGTGGCTACAGGGCTCCCGTTGACCGAGGTCGGTACTACCCCAGCTTCGGGGCAGTTCAGCTTCTCTGGCGGCGTTTTCACGTTCGCGTCAGCCGACAGCGGCAAACAGGTCACGATGAGCTACCAATGCGTGCCCGGGCCAATCGAGCAGGCCTGCAACGAGATGGTCGGCCTGGATCTCAAGGCCCGCGACAATCTGGGCATCAACAGCAAGACCCTGGCTAACGAGTCGATTGCGTATTCGGACAAGGGCATGTCGGCCAGCGTCAAGGAGATGCTGCAGCCGTACAGGCGGATGGCACCCTGCTAATGGACTCGCTGATCGTCAGAGTCGATGCCGAGAGGCTGCTGGCACGCCTGCAGGGCATGGAGCCGAAGTTGCATGAGAACCTGCGGCGCGTGATCACGAGGCTATCGGTCGAAGCACAGGGCCGCGTGAAGAGCGACAAGCTCTCTGGTCAGGTGCTGCACGTTCGCACCGGCACGCTGCGCCGCTCGATCAACAGGCGCGTGGACGACGACGGAGAGAGCGTGATAGCGACGGTCGGCACGAACGTGATCTATGCCGGTCGGCATGAGTACGGTTTCCACGGCATCGAGAACGTGCGCGAGCATGTGCGCCGCTCACGGGCTCAGATGCAGCTCGCGAAGTTCAGAACCAACAAGCTCGGCGAGCGCATCGAGATCAAGGGCAGCTATACCAAGGCGGGCGGCACCTTGGGTTCGATCATCGTCAGGGCTCACCAGAGGCAGGCCAACACGCCAGAGCGCTCATTCCTGCGCTCGACGCTGCGCGAGATGACCCCGCAGATCCGGCGTGAGATCAAGGCTGCTGCACTAGCGGCGCTGCAATGAACCCATCGCGCGAAACCATCTACAGCCGGGTGTTCGCGTTCTTCTCCGCGCTGACGGTCGGCGGCGCGCCTGCGTTCAAGGTGGCCACGCGCAAGCTCACGCAATGGGACGGTCTGGGCGGCGAGGATCAGCCAGCTCTGATGATGCGTCAGCGCACCGAGACAGCTCGATACCAGAAGGGCATCCCTGTTCTGTGGACGCTTGGGATCGACCTGTACATGTACGTCAGCACGGGCGCGCAGAACGACATGACGATCATCCCGAGCCAGATCCTCAATCCGCTGCTCGATGCGCTGGAAAGCGCACTTGTTCACGATGACCCTGCGATGGCAACATGCACGCTGGGTGGAGTCGTGTCGCACTGCTCTATCGATGGGCCGATTGAGATTTACGAAGGGACGATGGGCGACGAGGCTGTAGCCCTGGTTCCAATCACCGTGTTAGTTCCAGCCAGTTCATAGGAGGCAGACATGCAATATGCGTTCGGCAGCGGCGTCCTCTACGGTCGCAACGCCACGACCAACTCAACCCCCGTGCGCTTTGCTGGGCTGCAAGGCGTGACGCTCGATCTGGCCTTCTCGGTCAAAGAGCTATACGGTCAGTACCAATTCCCGATTGCGCTCGGTCGCGGAACAGGCAAGATCACGGGCAAAGCCAATTGGGCTCAGTTCAATGCCCAGGCCTTCAACGATCTCTTCTTCGGCTACACGAACCCGGCGACCGGAGCCGTCAGACAGGTGGTCGGCGAGGCGGCGACGGTCACGGCCAACACCGTAACCGCACTCCACAACACTGGGGTGTTCGTGGCGGACTACGGTGTCGTGCTGGCCAGCGACATGTCTGTGTTCACCAGAGTCGCCAACGGACCTGTCGGTCAGCAGTACTCGTGCAACGAGTCGACCGGGGTCTACACGTTCAACTCATCGCAAGCCAACGCTGCGGTGCTGGTGTCGTACTCGTGGAACGACGCGAGCAACGGCAAGAAGATCCTGATCACCAATCAACTGCTCGGCAACGCGCCGACGTTCAGTGCGGTGTTCACCGAAACATTCCAGAGCAAGCAGTTGACGATGGTGCTGAACGCATGCATGTCGAGCAAACTGACGCTGGCCACGAAGCTGGAGGATTTCGCGATCCCAGAGTTCGACTTCCAGGCCTTCGCCGACAGCTCGCAGAACATCGGCTCACTCAGCATGGAGGAGTGACCTGATGCCTGATGAAGTGGTGAGGGTTCCGACCGAGAAGAATCGCGGCGGCATCTGGGTGCGTATCGGCGACGAGGAGTACCGTGTCGCAGCCCTTGGTTTCAGGGCTCTGCAGGATCTGGCCGAAGATGTGGCGACACTGCAGAACATGGGCCAGATGCCGACGCGAGAGCAGATGGAAGTGGTGATCAGGATCGTGCATGCCGCGATGCTGCGCAACTACCCAAGCATGAGCATGGAAACGGTCGCAGACATGCTCGACCTTGCCAACTTCGAGAAGATTCTGAATGCGGTGATGAACATCACTGGCTATGTGAAAGGCAATGAATCGTCGGGGGAGATGGTAGCGTCGACTGGGACGGGATCTACGTCACCCTGATCGACGCGTTCGGTTGGACATGGGAGTACATCGATGAAGAGATGACGCTCCCGAGATTGGCGGCTATAGGTGAGCACTGGAAAATCATTCCACCTTTGTCGGTGAGTCTGGCGGGCATAGCGGTAGCACTTGGTGTCAAGCGCTCTGGTGATGTCAAGAAAGACAAGCCACACACCCAGGAGCTGATCGAGACTATCGCAGGCGCAGGGTTTTCATCGGAGATACCGCAATGGCTGAAGGAGGCGAGGGCACTGGAGCAGATGTCGTCTTCAAATTCGGCGCGAGCATCAGTGAGCTAACCAGCAAGATAGACGAGATCGGAAACTACGTCACCGGGCTCGCAAACAAGTTCGCAGTCCTGGCTGGAGTCGTCGCTGGCGGCTCGATGTTCAAGAGCTTCATCGACGAAGCTGCGTCGGTGAACAAAGAGAGCGAGCGCATGTCTCGCCAGCTCGGCATCTCGACTGAGGAAACAAGCGCGCTATCAACAGCACTCGGCGACATCGGTTCAAGCACCGATGTCTATGTAGGCGCGTTCACCAAGTTCAACCGCATGCTTCGGAGCAACTCCGAAGATATGAAGAAGATGGGTGTCGATGTCGACTCCCTCAAGAACGGTACGAAGACCAGCAATCAGGTCTTCATGGACTCGATCAAGATCCTTGCGCAGTACAAGCCAGGAGTCGACCAGACGCAGGCAGCAATGCATTTGTTCGGTGCGCGCGTTGGAGATGTCACTCGACTGTTGCGCTTGCATAAAGAGGTTCTGGAAGAGGCTCGAAAGAAAAACGAAGAGCTGAACCTAACTGTCACATCGTCGAGCTTGGCCGCGTACGAAAAGTACCGTGCGGCAATCAGTGATGTGCATGACGTAATCAAGGGCATCTCAAAAACCATTGGCGAAGAGCTGATGCCGGTGTTCACTGCGTCATCCAAGTTGTTTGCATCGTATGGGCCGATGATTGTTTCTGGGTTCAAGATATTGGGTGAGTTCCTGGCCAACTTCTTGACACGCGTAGGAGCGACTTTCGTCGGGCTGAAGGACGCTGTCCTCAGAGTAGTTTCATCGATTGCGAAGGCCTTCGGTGTTGAAGGTGCCGCTGGCATCGATACCTTCACTGAAGCGGTACAGCTATTGCAGGATGTGTTCTATGCCCTGATGGATGGTGTAGACATAGTCGTAAGCGCGGTGGCTGACGTCCTCTCAGCGTTGGCATCACCAGTTGCAGAGTTGATTACTCAAGTAGTGAACTTGGGCAACTCCTTCACTGAAACTGGCAACGCGGCATCTGATGCAGCCAATACCGCGAACCCGTTCGTCCTCCTTGGCGAAGCGATACGGGAGATATTTCGCGTTGTTGCGGTGGTCATCGCCAATGTCATATTCGTGATTGAAGGAGTTGGGCGAGAGCTTGGAGCTGTAGCCGCTCAAGTGGTCGAACTGTCTCGTCAGGTGGATAAATTTCTCAGGGGCGAGGGGTTCGATCTAGATTCGTTTCATGCAATCAGCGATGCCGTCAAGGCTGATGGTGTGCGCGCCCGCGCGGAGCTTGACGCTCTCGAACGTCGGATCATGGGCATCAAAGACATAGATGCTGCCGGTGGTGGTCGCGGTTTCGTGAATCCTGATCGAGCACAACTCTCGCCAAAACTTGGTCATAAAGAAAAGGGAGAGGGGGACAAGAATGAGGTCGGTGATAAAGGATTCCCATTCAAGGACAGAAGTGCTGATGCGCTGCTGAAGGCGCAAGAAGCGCTTGAGCGAGCGAGGCTGGAAGCAGCGTTCGCTCTTGAGAAGGAATACAACTCTGAGTCGATGGCTGCGGTCGAGGATCTGTACAAGAACAAGCTGATCACCACCGAGCAGTACTACTACGCTAAACGCGAACTGATGCTGCAAGACAATGCGGCAGAAGTTGCGATGAAGGAGAAGGAAAAGGCTCTACTAGAAACCGAGAGAGGCAAAGCCGAGAAAGAGCCAGAGCGAGTCAAGATCGATGCACAGATCGCAAAGCTGAACGGTGAAATCAATGTCCTGAAAGCCAAGGGTCTTGAGATAACCAAGCAGACGAGTCGCGAGGAAGCAAATCTGACAACAGCGGAGCAACAGAAGCTCAATCTCATCAAAGCGCAAACCAACGAGAGCGCTGTCGGTTTTCAGATCGAGCGTGAACGAAAGATTGCCCAGGCCAAGGTCGACAACCTTGA